GCCTCGCTTCTATCTCACGCTTTTTCTGCGCTGCTTTGTCACGCTGCTTTCTATCAGAAACTTTTTTCAGCGATGACTTTTTTACTTCCGGCTCGGGCTGCGTTTGACTCCCGATGCTTCCTATGGTATGGGTGCTGACGTTTGAGCATAGGCTTTTGCTATTGATGGCGTTGTCAATAGGCGTTGCACCTATTGTTGCGCTGGCAAAAGCCGTGCCAGATACTTTCGCTGTTGCAAAAATTACGAAGAACAAACCTCGTCCATTCTTTCTTACTGACGGTGCTGATTTTAAAATTAGACGAAGAGCTGAAAAATTGACTAAGTTTGTAGAAGGTCAGTTTTATGCTACGAATTATTATGATTTATCCGCGCAAGCTTTTTTAGATGCTTGTATAATGGGTACTGGAGCATTAAAATTTTATATAGAAGATAATGAGATAAAAGTAGAGCGAGTATTCATAGATGAAATTAAAGTTGATGATAATGAAGCTTATTATGGTAGTCCTCGTCAAATGCACCAAACCAAGTGGGTTCACAAAGACGTACTTAAAGCCAGCTTCCCTTCATATGCCAAAGATATTGAATTTGCGACTTCTGAAAACAGTGTAAACATTAACCCGGCAAATAAAAATGGAGAAATGCTATTAGTGATTGAGTCTTGGAGACTGCCTTCGGGAAAAGATAAAAAAGATGGTCGCCATACTATTACTATTGGAAATGCGGACCTTGTAAATGAGTCTTATGATAAATGCTATTTTCCATTCGTATTTTTTAAATGGTCTCAAAAACCGCTTGGCTTTTTCGGTCAAGGTATTGCAGAACAGCTTACAGGATTACAATTAGAAATTAATAAATTACTTAAAACTATTCAAGTTTCTATGCATTTAGTTAGTGTTCCTAAAATACTTATAGAAGCTAGTAGTAAAATTGTTACAACACACTTAGATAATAAAATTGGTGGAATCATTAAATATGCAGGAACAAAGCCAGAGTACGGACCATTAGGTAGCATTCCACCTGAACTATTTTCACATATGGACAGACTTTATACTAGGGCGTATGAAATCGTTGGAATAAGTCAAATGAGTGCACAATCTCAAAAGCCTGCTGGACTTAATTCTGGCAAAGCTTTGAGAACGCACTATGAAATTGAGACAGAGCGTTTCAGCTCTAATGCCAAAAAATTTGAGCAAACATTTATTGAGGGTTCAAAAATCCTTATTGATTTAGCTAAAGAAATTTCTAAAACTACAAATAATTATAGCGTTAAGGTTCCGGGGTCAACGTTCCTGAAGACAATTAATTGGGAAGATGTTGAAATGGACGAGGACCAATACATGCTACAAATTTATCCAACATCTCAACTAAGTCAAACACCTTCAGCTAGACTACAAGAAGTTCAAGAACTCACTCAAGCTGGCTACTTAAGTAAAGAAGCATCTATGAAGTTGCTTGATTTTCCAGATTTGAAATCAGAATATAATATGATTAACGCTGGAGTCGATGACATTGATAATCAGATTGAGTTAATGCTTGATACTGGGGAATATCAAACACCTGAACCTTTTCAAAATTTGCAATACGGTATAACTAGAATGCAGCAAACTTACTTGAAATGTAGAGTTGAAGGCGCTCCAGAAGAAATCATGGATAATTTACGCCAGTGGATGTCCGATGCTAAGCACTTGTTGGATACTGCTCAAATGGAAGCACAGCAAGCGGCGCAGCCACCTCAAGCAGTTCCACAAGCTTTGCCAACATCTGATTTAATGCCTAGAGCCTAATTACTAAAAAACACTTAGAACATATATAGAGAGCCAGTCTCTCTTTTTAAGCAAGGAGATTTAATGTCTGACGTAGCATCAGCAATTTTGCAAACACAAGCAGCGCCGCAATCTGCGGTAACTGAACCCCAAACACCGTCACCTACAGTGACTGAACCTCAAGATAAAATGGCATCGAAGTTCGCAGCTCTTACAAGAAAAGAGAAGGAAATTCGAGAGCGTGAAAAATCATGGGCTCAACAAAAAGCAGAGCAAGAATCTGCAATAGAAGCAGCGCGTAATAAGTTTAAGCCTTATGAAGAACTTGAAGAGAAAATCAAAGTTGATAAAAAATCAGGCCTTAAGTTCTTATTTGAAAAGGGATATACTGCTGAAGAAATTTCTGACATGCTTTTGGACGAATTGAATCCTTCAGATGAAGTTAAGTTGAAAAAAACTACTAGCGAACTTGAGCGTAATTTCGAAGCAAAGTTGAAAGCTCTCGAGGACAAGCTCGCAGCTAAAGAAGCTGAGGAATTAGAGAAATCTAAAAAATTTGAAGAAGAGAATTATAATAAAACAATTACAACAATTAAAACCGAGTTAAAGGATTTTGTAGATAAATCTGATGACTATGACCTAATTAAGTTAAATGACGCTTACGATACTGTGTTTGAAGTAATGCAAGAGCATTATGCTGCACAAGTTAAATCGGGAACGCAACCACAAAATGTTAAATTATTAACATATGAGGAAGCGGCAAAGTGGACTGAGGCTTATTTAGAGGAGGATGTGAACAAAAAGTATGAAGCGAAAAAGGCGAAACAAGCGCCTAAAAAAAGCGAAGAAAAAAAGACAACGCCAACATTGTCGAACACCATGTCAGCCGAGGTGCCAAATTCGGGTGAGAGAAAGCTAAGTGTGGAGGAATCGAAAGCGAGGGCAGCAAGTATGCTCAGATTTATAGAGGATTAATGCTTGCGTTAAATTCTCAAAAAATAAATGTTAGCAATAATGTTAACATTAACAAAAAAATAACAGAGTTTAAGAAACTCAAGAAAAGGAAATTACTATGGCATTAGACATGGTATCATTTGCAAGTGCACTTAAGGCGCACTATACAGACCAAACAGTTCAGAACATGGTATATGCTGACAATCCATTGCTAGCAATGATTAGCAAATACGAAAATTTCGGAGGCAAAAATTTGCCAATTCCGATAATCTACGGTAAGTAAGGATTGCCGTAACAAAATGGGCGTGTATCGGTGAAAGCTGAAATGCTAATACCGAGAGCCAGTCTTAAGATGAGACGGTCTGTAACGCATAGTCAATATAAATTTGACCAAGAGCCGCCCACATGATAATTTATTATTATGAAAATATATGCTGAACCAATAAGAAACGAAATTATTGGAAGTAGGGGATAAAAAGCCCTTACGATAACAGCCTTGAATCCGCAAGGCACCAGCGCTGCATTTGCTACAGCGCAAGCAAATAAAACGAATTCTCAAATTAAAGATTTCGTTTTAACAAGAGCAAAAAGTTTTACGCTAGCATCTATAGACAATGAAACAATTGATGCATCTAAAGGTGATGCCAATGCTTTCATGGAAGCACTTACTGTTGAAATCGACGGTAGCTTACATCAAGCAGCTCGTTCATTAGCGATTGATTTATATGGAACTGGTTCAGGTTCTTTAGGTCAATTGTCTGCAACTTCTGGCGTTACGACTTTGATAACATTATCTGATATTGAATCAGTTACTAATTTCGAAGTTGGACAAAAACTAGTACTTTCTACTGCAAATGGTGGCGGTACTGTTAAAACAGGAACAATCACAGTAACAGGTGTTAATCGTGATTTAGGAACTGTAACCGTTTCTCCTTCTATGGCGACTTTGTCAGCTGTAGGCGCTGTGAACGATTATATTTTCCGTGAAGGTGATTATGACCAACGTCTTAAAGGTTTACAAGCATGGTTACCAGCTTCTGCACCTACAGGCGGAGATAATTTCTTTTCAGTTGACCGTTCAGTAGATACTTCGCGCCTAGCAGGTATCCGATTTGACGGAACAAATCAACCGATTGAGGAAGTTTTGATAAAAGCAGCTTCTCGAGTTGCTCGTGAAGGTGGAAAACCAAATTACTGTTTTGTTAACTATGCTAAATTTGCAGAATTAGAAAATGCATTAGGAAGCAAAGTTCAATACATCGATTTAAAAGCGAACGCTGAAATCGGTTTTAGAGGAGTTGTAATTAACGGACCTCGTGGACCAATTAAAGTTGTTCCTGATGCTAACTGTCCAGGTAACAAAGCATTTATGCTTGACCTTTCAGTTTGGAAACTATACTCATTAGGTAAAGCTCCTAAAATTTTAGACACTGACGGTCTTAAAATGCTTAGAGAGTCTAACGCAAATGCAGTGGAAATCCGCATTGGATTCTATGCTCAACTTGGCTGTAATGCACCAGGTTATAATGCTGTAATTAGTTTATAGTGTTTGAAGGACTGCTTCTTAATTGAAGTGGTCCTTTTTTTTATTAATTTCAAATACTTAGTTAAAAATATTAAGCGTAAAAAACACTTAGACTATATATAGCAATCATGCTAAAAAGTCCCGCGTATGCGGAGGAGGCCATTATGGCAAATAGATATTTCAGACAATTCGCTCTCGTTAAAGACCCTAGAACAATTTTACTAGGTGGTCGAATTTCCCTAAACTCATCAGCTGCAGTTACAGGCAATACTATCGATTTTTGCCAGTCAGTAACTAAATCAGGTACTGGCGAATATACAATCGTACTACAAGATAAGTATGTTGTTGATAAATGTGTTCAAGTTTCATTTGAAGGCGCTTCTTTAGCTATTTGTAAAATCAAGTCCGTCAACTTATCTACTAAAACAATCATAGTTGAGACAATGGTAGCAGGTGCGCTTGCAAATATTACAGCTGCTGGAAGTATTCATATACTTGTAGTTGCTAAAGATTCAACTGTATCATAATTGGTGGAGGCCACATGTTAATGAAAGACAAAAAAAAAGTGGCTTCTTTAATCATCGCTAAGGCAAATCCGCATAGCAGTGATTCAATGAAGTCTGAAGGCGAAGATTATATGGAGCAAGAAACTCAACAAGATGATTCTGTGGGTTTCGAAGCTGCAGCGCAAGAACTAATGGACGCTGTTAAATCAGGCTCTGCTAGTTCAGTAGTATCAGCATTGAAAAGCTTTATTGATATGTACGAATCGAGTGAACCTCCTGAAATGGAGTAGTTCATGGTAACATTATTAGAATTAAAGACCAGGGCGCGGCAACGCGCTGACATGGTCAATAATAATTTTATTAAGGATGATGAGCTTACGCAGTACATTAATGCATCCGTTCAAGAGTTACATGATTTGCTTATTGGTGCTTATTCAAGTGATTATTTTATAAAAACGTACGACTTTGCTACAATTGCTAGTACCGATAGCTACGCATTACCCGCTGATTTTTATAAGTTAAAGGGCGTTGATATTGCTATGGCTGGTGGACATAAATATTCTGCTCGTCCATTCAACTTTAATGAGCGTAACCGTAATGAAATTGTTAGCTGGGGACTTATTAATGGCCCTTCTATAAGGTACAGGATTGTAGGCGATAATTTAGTTTTTTCGCCTGCTCCAGATGCAGCGTATTCATGCACTTTATGGTACATACCAACAGCAACTCCTTTAGTGCTTGATGCTGATACTTATAGCGATGTAGCGTATAGTGAATATGTCGTAATTGACGTAGCTATTAAAATGTTACAAAAGCAAGAAACTGATGTTTCTGGGTTATCGCAACAAAAAAATCAAATGCTTAAAAGAATTGAGGCTATGGCTCAAAATAGGGATGTTGACCATCCAGAGTCTGTATCCGATATTTACGCAGAGAATGATGAATTCTGGTTTTGGAGAACATGAGCAAACTAGCATCTTTTAGAAAAACAAATTTAGACGATGCTGGTAGCCGATTACAGGATAATGTTGCCAACGTATTTAATTCGTTACAGAATATTGCAATTCTCGACGGTAATTTAATAACTGCGACTATTGGCACTACGTCAACTCCAGTGGCTCACAAGCTTGGGAGACCTTGCAGAGGTTACATTGTTTGCGGTTCTACTAGTTACGGTGTTTTAAAGACTGCTACTACGCCATCTATTGATTTAAACCTTATCATAAATTTACAAAGCTCAGTAAGTGGAACTTTCACTTTATGGGTTTTTTAGGAGCTTAAATGCCTACTACTCCCAACATGAATTTAAATTTGCCATCACCTACAGTTACTACAGGACCTGCCTGGGCTTCTGACATTAATACGGCGCTAACTACGGTAGATGCCCACGACCACTCAAGCGGAAATGGACAACAAGTAACTACTGCGGGTTTAAACATAAATGCTGACTTGAGTATTTCATCTAATAAATTAACGGATGCTAAAGCAGTTGCTTTGGTTGATAATGCGTCGCCATTGTCAGGCGTTACTAATTTACAAAATGTTCATGTTAGCGGTGGAAATCTTTACTATGTTAATAGTGGTGGCGTCGCTGTTCAAATTACAAGCGGAAATAACATTATTAGTAATGTTGTAATTCCTTCGTCGCCTTTAATGCCGTCGGGTACAGTCTTAGATTACTGCGGTTTATCTGTTCCTGTAGG